GCTGAACCGCCCTGGGCGGCCATCTGTGCGGCGATGTAGGCCTGCGCCGCGCCCGCCACCGTCAGCTGCCCCTCAGCCACGGCCGCCACGATTGCCGCACCGGCCGCGCCCTCCAGGTCGTCCTCGACGGTGGCCGGGGACATTCCCTTCCATAGCGCCTGCACCTGCTGCACAACGGACTGGATGACCGACGTGACCTGCGTGTAGCGGCTGCGGCCCAGCTCAGTCGGCGTCGCCATCAGGTTCAGCCGTGTCGATCTGCGGCTTTGGCCCGAACAGGCCCGCCGGGTCGCCGCCCATCACCCTGGCCGCCGCGCTCTCCCGGAGCTGCTGCCACTGGGCAATCTCCGTCTGCGAAGCCCCCCAGCGCTCCCACAGCGCCTCGTGAGGCACCCCGAGCGTCGACATCTTCACCAGCGCGTCCACCAGTTCGCCCTCGGTGCGGAACTCCGGGTTGTGCCAAATCACCTCAACGCTCGCCAGGTCCCGGGTGTCGCCGGCTGCCTTCAAGTACAGCCGGACGACCTCCTCCAGTCCCTCACCGAGCGGACGGCAGCGCTGGCGCACCTTCGCCACCAGGCCGGACTCGGTGGCCTTCAAGGTCTCGCCGTTGACGTTGCTGAGCTTGCCCAGCAGGTACTGCGCAGGGGTGCGCGTGCGCGCGGCCATGTGCTGCACGTCAGCTTCGATCGACGCCAGGTACGGGCCCAAGTCCGTTGCGGAGAACTCGCCCACCTGGACGTTCTCGTCCTCGATCACCCACAGCCGGTCCACTGCGGCCTTGAACGGCTCGATCGGCTGACCGGACTCGTCGACCGGCACCTCGTAGCCGGTCATCCACCGCTGACGGAACGCGGAGAACTCCTGCGCCATCATCCGGTCGATGAGCGTCTTGTTGATGCGGTCCTGGACGTCGAGGACGTCTTCGATCTCGCTATGGGCCTCACCGAGAAGGTCCGGCCGGTTCTGAATCTCGACCAGCGGCACCACACCCATCGGGTTCGGCGCCGGCCACGGCTCCCCGTCGACCTCACGGCGCACCCAGCTAGGCTTCGCCACCCCCTGCACCGGCTTGGGGGCCTTGAACTTGTACAGGCCATCCGGCAGATACAGCGTGGCCATCAACTGGCCGGTCCAGTCGTCCAGCCACGTCTTCAGCCCGGCCGCACGCTCCCTGCGGCTGCCCGGCTGGTAGGCGACGATCGCCTGCGTCGCGTCCTCCGCCGTGATGATCGGAGTGGATGCGTCGACCGGGTTCGGAGCGACGAGCGCGAATGCCCGGCCGACCTTCACTGCCTCCGTGATCAGCAGATCCGAATCGGCGTCCATCGAGGAGGCCTGCCAGATCCGCCATGCCTCCTGGTCGGCCACGTCCTCGTCGTCGAAGCGGAAACCGTCCACCTGAATGCGCTCCGCTGTGGCGTCCACCACGAGGCCCGTGTAGTTCGACCTCGACTGCTTCAGCAGCCGCTGGAACGCCGGCCGGGCCTTCTCCTGGATCATCGGCAGCGGATGGTCGCCCGAGTAGTACTGCCGCATCAGGTCGGCGTACTTGCAGCGCTCCTGCAACTGCGTCCACAACCGGTCCAGCCACCAATCCGGCGACTCAGGCTCCAGCTTCTGCGACAGGGCCACCAGGCACCTCCCGTCAGAATCCGACCGCTACCCGAGACTTCGCCTTCGGCCTGCGCAAATAGCCGTCCAGAGCCATCACCGTCGCCGCGATCCCGTCGATGCGGGCCTGGCTCTTCTTCCGGTCCGGCTTCGTGGGCCGGTAGTTGTCGTTGCCGTCTGCGATCGTCTCCACGCAGCCGGCCATCCACCGCAGGATCGGATGCCCGCCGTGCAGGAACCGCTGCTCCAGCAGCAGCCGGTCCAGCTCCTTGCAGGCCGGCGACAAGCCGAGGAACGTCTGGCTGATCGGCGTCACCTTCACGCCGCGCCTCGTGTCCCGGTCGACGTTCTGCACCAGCTGGCCGGCGAACATGCGGTCGTAGCCGATCCACTGCACGTCGTAGTGCTTGCAGTCGTCCAGGACCTGCTTCTCGATCGTGTCGTAGTCGATCGCATCGCCCTCGGTGAGCTTGAGGAAACCCTCACGCGCCCACTGGGCGAGCGGCACCTGCAGGTGGCGCTGCAGGTCCTCCAGTCGTTCCGACGGCAGCCAGAACCTCGACACCAGCTCCACCTCGACGCCCGGCTGCCGCGACTCCACCGCCAGCACCCAGGCACTGAGGTCGGACACCGCGGACAAGTCCAGGCCGCCCCACGCCCTGCGGCCCTTCAGCGCGGTCTCGTCGACCATGCCGGCCACCCGGTCCCACGACCGGACGTCGATCCAGCGGGTCGAGGCCTTCTCCCGGATGTTCAGCGACAGCCGCAGGAACGTCGGGAAGTAGCTCGGCGTGGCCTGCGCCTTGTTCGCCTCGCGCCGCAGATACGCCAGCGTCGGTGACGTCCCCAAGCCGGGGTTTGCGCGCCGCCACGTCGCCTCGTCGAACGGATCGTCCGTCTCGTCGGCGGCCCAGATCACCCCATAGTGAGCGGGGTCCTGAACGACGTTCTCCGCCACCTTGCGGGTGTAGGAGTGCTTCTCGTCGTAGATCGAACCCTCTTGCGCGTCATCCGCCGTCGTGATGAACACGATCAACGGCTGGTCACGCGCGCCGGTCCCGGTCTCGATGGCATCGATCAGATCCCGCGACTTGTGCACGTGAACCTCGTCGATCACCGCGCCCGAGACGTTCAAGCCGTGCGCCGTCTCCGCGATCCGGCTGAGAGCCCGGAAGACGCCGCCCGTCCGCGGCACCCGGATCACCGAGGTCAGCACCTCGGCACGGCCCATCACCGCCTTCGACGTCTGCGCCATCCGTTTCGCGTCGTCGAACACGCGCTTCGCCTGCTCCAGCGAGCCGGCCGCCGCATACACCTCGGCGCCGATCTCCCGATCCGCCAGCAGCAGCGCCAGGCCGATCCCCGACGACAATGTCGACTTGCCGTTCTTGCGGGGCACCTCGATCCACACCGCGCGGACCACGCGCACGTCCCGCTCAAGCTCCGGGTCGTGCCACAGCCAGCCGAACACCGGCGCGATCACCCACACGAACTGCCACGGCGCCAACTTCAGCGGCGAGCCACCCCAGCGCCCCTTGGTGTGCTTGAACGACTCGATCGCGGCCTTCGCCCGCCGCGCCGCCGCCACATCGAACCAAGCCCCCGGCTGCTCTGGCATCTGAAACGCCGACACCAGCGGGCGCGACAGCAGCGCGTCCGCGATCTCCTCGTCCGACAGGCCCAGCTCGTGCAGCGCCGCCCGCGGAACCGGCAGCCCCTCCGCACAGTCCTCCACTGAAAGCTGCTCAGTCGAAGGGATCGTCTTCGTCGCCATCGTCGCCACCCTCCGGCGGCGTCAGCCGGCCGCGAGCAGACGGCGACAACCCAAGCTCCCCGATGTACGCCTTCAACTGGGTCCGGTACTGCGATGCGATCGTCGTCAGCGGGTTCCGGCACGGGCCCCGCTGCCCCATCGTCACCAAGCCCTCGATGCTGAGCTGCCGCTCGCACCACTCCAGCCGGGCCACGCACACGCAGTAGTCCACCGCCGTCGACCGGTCCACCGACGTCAGGCCCGCCATCTGCTGCAGCACCGGCACGACCCGCTGCCACTCCCGGCCGGCGACCTCACGGCCGAACTGGGCCGCCTCCTGGGCCAGCTTCAGCCGCTGCCAGACCTGAACCTCGCGCCGGTACTCCTTCAGCTCCTCGTCGTCGGCGCCCCGAGGCGCCCGAGGCTTCGGCGGCATCCGCAAGGTGGGGAAGAACGAAGACCAGTCGGGCTCGGCGAGGGTGGCCGGCGGCAGCTTGACGCCCTCACGGACCGGTCGCTTGCCTGGGTTGCCCTCGCGGACGACCTGCAGCGGGGGCTTCGGCTTGCGGCCAGGCACAGCCATGCAAGATCACCCCCAAGATCAGAAGGCTCCGGATCGCGGCGCCACGAATTTCCCTCCCCCGCGGTCACCTACGCGCGCGGGCGGGGGTGCGCCCCCACCCACGTGCGCGCGAGGAATCAAAATTGCTCCGAAATTTCGAGAATTTCCGAGGTCAATTTCCGCCGCGCTGCTTGCGAGTTCGCGCCGCCTTCTTCGCCATCTGCGATCGGTCGGCGTGCGTCTTGCCAGCGTTGGCGATCTTGGCGGCTCGGGTCTTGCCCATGCGGCCCTTCAGGGCCTCGTAGACCTTGCCTCGGCCGGCCACGATGCCTCGGATGCGTCCGCCCTTGCCCTTCGGCATGCTTGATCACCTCCGCTGCTCGGCTGCCCAGCCTCCGGGCTGATGGTGTGCGGTCTCTCTGCTGTGGCACGACTTACACAGTCCTCGCCCGTACTGTGGATCATCAGCGTCGAGGCCTTCGCGCTCTAGCTGTTGCCGTGAGCGTGGCCAGTGGTCGGCCTCGGTGGCTGGTGCACGTCGACATAGGACGCAGACGGGTTGGGCGTCGAGTACACCGCGCCTGAATCGGTCCTCGTGCCGTGCCGTGTAGCCCCTCTGCCGTGGGCCGCCTCGCGCCCGTGTGTCCCGTCCATGTATCGGGCAGGGCTTGGTCTGGTCACATCCTGGCCGTGAGCAGGGAGGCTTGAGCCGTGATGGCATCCAGAGCCTCCTGTGGTGCGCTAGCGTGCCCCCTCCAGGAACCAGGGGGTTCCCGGAAAGAGGGGGGTGTTCTGATGGCCAGTGGGTGCCGTGATTGTCAGACGTGCACGATGTCGTGGATCGCTCGGATGGGGCGTCACACGGCGTATCTGGTCACGTTCTCCTGGCTGGTGAAGCCCGTGTTCCTGAAGTGCTGCCCTCAGTGCAAGCACATGATGGGCCGCCACCAGCGCCGTAGGGACGGCTCGTTCCAGGACTAGGTGGGGTCGTTCTCCGCCCGTATGGAGACGCGGCGTGCGAGCAGGGTGAGCGTTACGCGCACGCATTCGTCCGCGCGCGTACTGAGCTCGTGCACGATGACGGGATCGTCAGCGGAGGAGAGCAGCGACTGCCCATTGATGCGGATGTCGTTGGGGACGATGATGCTCCGCCCCGCGCTTTCGTCGCTTGTCGTGGCGCCCCTTTCGATGATCTCGATGATGGCGCCCCGCGGCTCGCGGAGAGCCTTCGTGAACTTGTCGCTGGCCTGGTTCATGCGGGTTCCTCTGCGGGTTGTTGTCAGGGATTCCAGTTCGGGCCGCGTAGCGCGGGAGGCACATCGCGCATACGCGTGCGCGGAGCGAGGATGTCGGCGAGCCCGAGCCGCCCGTCGTTGCGCGGCTCGGGCTCGGGCGGCTGGGGCCGGTCGAGACCGGCGAGGATCTCCTCCGTGACGCCGTGGGCGTGCGCGAGGTCCAGCAGCTCGGGGCAGTCGTTGATGGTCTCGACGTTCGGCAGGCCCCAGTCATCGAGCCCGCAGCCTTCGCAGGCTCCC